TCTACACTTATTACTCTAAAAGTCTGTGCTTCTAAATTTGAACTTTGAAGTAACCATATTGAATTAACATTAGGTGTTGCAGATAAAGCTGAACTTAATGTAATAACGTTACTAGAAATTCCAGATACATCTTTAACTTCAACTGTTCCATCTGGCATTATTACACTGCACTTTTGATCTGTTCCCGTAAAACCACTTAAATCCTGTGTATTGTCTACAGTTATTTGAGTAGTGGTTGCTGCGTTTATTCTTCCTGATCTTCTTGCTCCACCACGAACAGGATCATTAACAGAAATAACAGATCCAGGTCTTACTATCGCACCAGCTTCTATTGATGTTGTAAAGTTTACGACTTCACTTTCTTGTTGCTCACTAAATAATATTGCTTTACCTAGTCTTTGTGCTTGACCACGAGAAGTGCAAGCAAATGCTTTTACATCTTTCTTTACTATTCCAAGTTTTGCTTGGGCTGTAGAATCTTCAACTACCTCATAATCTATTTCTCTACTATCCATATTAAAATAACTTACAGCTATAACAGAGTGTCTTTGCTTTAAACTGCTACCAGAATATGAAAACCCACCTTCACCTACGTTTGCCAAACTAAATAAATAACTAGAATCCGTTGGAGCATCTTGAGCAAGAGTTACAGAACCTTCAGACCATATTGGAAAACATCTCATTACACCAGCCAATTCATTTATCAGTTGATATGCTTCCATTGATCCTTGTAAATTAACATTACAACTAAATCTTGGTTCTTTTTGACCAAAACTATCATCTACTAATGCACTTGCATACCTACTAGCCTGTACGAAACTAAATAAATCTAAATTACTGTCTGTTATATGCGTTCCAAATCCATATCTTTCAGTAGTTAACAAATCTAATAAAACCATTGCAGGATCACTGCACCATTGGGCTGCTGTCATAGTGCCATTAAAAATATACCCATCTGGATAATGTATAAATCCAAAACTACTACAAGTAGGTAGGCCTAATGCAGTTGCTTGAGTTTGATTTGAAACAACTGTTGGTGTTTTACCACCGTTTGCTGCTGGTATTCTTACTTTTATGCCACGAATACGAAAAGCTCTTTTTGGTATAGAACTAAACTGTTCAGAATCTAACCTTAGATTTGTGTAAGCACTATTATTATAAGGCTGTCTGTCATCAACTATTTCAGTTATACTTGTCCACTGAAATTGATCTTTTAATTGGTCAGACTCACTATCTTTAGTATTTCTTCTAACCCTGATTCCAACAGGAAAAGCAGTGCCAGCATCAATCCTAGTTCTATCAAATGAAACTCGATATTCTTTTTGGTAGGCATCAGCACTTCTACCTGTAATAATATCGTCAATTACATTGGTAAAACTACCACTTTGGTATGAGATTTGAACACTTAAATGAACACTAGCACCTAACAAGTCTCCTTGATCGTTTGCTTTTTGAAGTTGAGGAAAAGTTATTGTTACTTTTACAGCGTCTACATTTGTATTTGAAACGGTACGAGTTACAGCATTAGAATCTCCAGAAGCATTAGTGCCAGCAGGGTTGGTTGGAATTCCTCCAACACCTATAGTTGATTGACTACTTTCAATACCTGGAATAGGTTCTTGGTTTCCTATTCCATAACGAGGAGTAAATTCTACATTTTGAAAATTAAAATCAGATGCTCCTGGTGATGTATTGTCAGCAGTTGATTTTAATATAGGAGTATCATCTAAAAATATATCCTTTAAAGCTGCATTATTATAAGCTGCTGTATCTCTTGTTAACCCTGCTTTTGAAGGGGTAGCAAATCCTTCTATTTCGCCTTCTGATAATAAATCTTGAACTGTAGCAAACTGTTTACTATTTAAAGTGTCAGGTTCTCTTATAGGTTTTCTTTGACGAGGAGCAAAAAATCCGCCAGAACCTCTAATAATTTTATCTGTCATGCTGATACCTGATGAGTGTCAATTCCAGCAGAGATAACTACCGAACCAGTGACAATTTCTCCATACACAATAGGGTGGCTAGTTCCCGCACGGCTAGTATTTTGTACACCAGAAAAACTAAAAGATATGCGAGGATCTTCCTCATCATCTGGAGGTTTGGGTAAAGGGAATAACAATTCACTAACACCCATAAGAGTTAAACCAATCCCAACATTTTGAGCAACACTAAATAAACCAAGATTTTTTGCAAATGCAGGACCAAAAAAACCACCTCCACCAAGTAATGAAAAACCTATTAATGCTGCTCCTAACAAAGTTTTTCCAAGACCACCACTAGCACCGCTTATTACAGGAACAATATTTATATCGGATTTACCTGTAGGATTATGTATATCTTCTTCTCCTATTTCATAGTCATCAACTAATACTTTGTAGTATCTTTGACCCATGTGTGCTTCCAACTTTGGAAAATTTGTAATCAAAAAACGTATTGCATCAGCAGTAGAATTTACAACAGCTTCAAGTTCTTTATGACCTACAAATTCGGCTAATTCTCCATAAAGCTTAACTTTTCTGAGCATAACGATACCTTTTACCAGTACATTTTAACAGCCACTCAGAATATGGCTCTCTACAAGATAGTCTACCTGCTAAATGATGTAAAACCATATCTCCAAGAAAAATGCCAACATGATTCAATGTAGGATACATTATTGACATTAATAATACATCTCCTTTCTCTAAAGATTCATCAGGTCTTAGTTCTCTAAATCCTGTTCGCCAAGCATAATCTTCAAATAATGGATTATCTAAAAACTGATCTGGTGTCATAGTTCTTGCATAATCTTTAAGTATTATTTTTTTCTCTTGTTTATACCAATCAACAACTAAACTCCAACAATCAGTGACACCCCAAACCCAAGGTCTGCCTAACAAATTTGGAACGTAACCCTCTGGTTTACATCCACCCCACTCTTCTGTTCTCGGATTAATAATATGCCAAGGTAATTTACTATGTTCACAACTTATTCTGTCAGCCTGACTTGGAACAGGTGGAGTTAAAGGATGACTATGAACAACTGCAATTATGTCTCCTAAATTATCTGCTTTTACATAATCTTCTGGATTTAAAATAAACTCTTGATAGCCAGATATAGCTAAATTTTCACAAGGATAATATTTTTGTTTACCTCTTATATTAAGTAGAAGTCCTACAGATTCTTTAGGATCTTGGTCTTTTGCATGAACCAATGCGTCATCTTTCCAACTCATTGAATAAACGTACCAATACTAGGAAATAAAGCACGGGTACATTGACGTTTGGGTGCTCGAACTCCAGCCATATCAATAGCTCCTGCTAATTCAAATTCTACAATTTCTCTATTCTCTACTGCTTTTCTGTCTATAACATATATTTGACGTTTAAATTCTGCTGTATTATCTGGTGTACCTAAAGGATTAATATTTCCTGGAAAATTTTCAGGATCAATAAATCTTGCCATTGTTCTTATTCTTGTAACAGTAGCACCTGTTAAATCATTACCAGCAGTTACTAAATTAACTGCACTGAGAATAGCTGATATAGTTCCAAAAGCATTACTTATAGTAAGTTTTGGTCTGGGAATTTGACCTCGTTGATATGCGAAACCTGATGCTTGTATAGGAAATCTTTGATAACTATTACCAGCCCAAATAATTTCACCATTTGCATTTAAGTTTGATCCTGCGTGAAACCTATAAATTGTATTTGCACCATGCAAGGATGTATCTAGCTGCAAAGTAAATAGTTCAATAATTGCTGAAGGATTTATTTTTTGAATTTCACTAAAAACAGGAGCAGTGCTCATGGTTCAAATACCTCTCTAAATGTTGCCTGTATTGTTGCTCTATTTAAATAAGGTATGGATTTATTCCAACTTTCACATACAAACTTA